CCTGCGCAGCTTTCCGAGGAAATCAAGCTGCTTAGCGAGAAACCTAAACAAGAGGAGGAAGGATAAGATGGACCAAGATCAATTGAAAGACGTGCTGGAAACTATAGACCTTGCACCAGTAGAACCTGCGCCTGCTGCGCCTCCAGCTGAGCCCCCGCCTGCTGAGCCCCCGGCAGAGCCTATTGGCGAGCCGCCCGCAGCGACTCCTACCACGCCGCCGGCCGAGCCTCAAGCACCGCCGGTTGAGCCGCAGGCTGGGCTTCCTGGAGGTGATGCACCTCCTCCTGCTGTGCCGGATAGTGGGACCCCTCCTCCTGCTCCTCCGGCTCCTGACCCGCGAGACGAGGTCATCAATCAGCTGAGGGCGCAGATCGCCGAGCTGAGCAGAGCTGGTATTGCTCCCACAGTACCTCCTGCTCAGCCGGCCCCTACGCCCGTGGCTCCTGCGGCTGGAGTGCCTCCCGCGACTCCTGCCGCGTCTGCAACGCCTCCAGCTGCGGAGCCCATCGTCTTCTTCCAGAATGAAGACGAGGTGAACAAAGCGCTTGAAAGCGCTGGTGGCTTCAACGCGTTCTTGAACAAGTTCGCTGAGACGATTGAAGCAAGGATGACGGAGAAGATCGTCTCGCAGGCTGTTGAGCGAACTGCTCGCATCGTGCCTGAGGTCAGCGCTAATGTGGCTGGTCAACAGATCCAGGTGCTTAGTACTGTGAAAGCATGGTATGACGAGAATCCCGATCTGCTCCCGTTCAAGGAGTTCTGCGGAGTGATCGTGAAACAGGTTGCTGAAAGAGATCCGTCGCTTACGATGGAAAGAGCTTTACAAGAAACTGAAAGGGAGGTGAGGTCCAGACTTAAATTGGTTAAGCCAACAAACATCGCGCCTGTCGCTCCAGGTGGGGCGCCCCCGGCTAGCCCGGGATTTACACCTGGCGCAAGTCGTGGAGGTGGTGCACAACCTCCAGTGATGGACAAGGTCCAAAAGGATGTTTTAGATACGATTCTGTAAAGGAGAACATGAGCCATGGGAAGCCTTGATAAGTGGCTTTACAACTTTGCGAGACGCCGAAAGGCGCCGTCGCTGGGGCTCACGGGAGAATCTGATACCGTAGGTGCAACGGCTGTTACCGTCCTGTTGAGGGACGGAGCAGGAAGGCCTATTCTGTGCTCCGGTACTTCCGTGCCCACGGGTGCTGGTTATGCCAAAGGCTGTCTGTTCATCAAGACCGATGTGACGACTGGGAGCTCTGGTCTCTACGACAATCAGGGCACCACGAGCGCTGCGTCGTTCCAGGTGATCACAGGCACCACTGGTATTACGACAGACCTTTCAACGATTACTTCGACTGTCGCATCAGGTGTTGACGCTACGTCGGCGCTTGATTCCACGGCGCTGTCGCAAGCAACCTCAGGCATCGCCTCTGGTCTGCTCAAGGACAGCGTGAACCTGAGTGTGGCTACGTCTCAGGCAACGAGTGGTACGCTCGGCGACAGCGTCGTGACGTCGAAGGTGACTTCCTGTACGCTGTATGATAGCGTGCTGCTGTCTGCCTTGACGTCTGGTGACGTTCGCAATAGCGTCATCGAGTCGAAGATCCTGTCCGGTCACCCTTAACAAGTAAGAAAGGAACTACGTTGAAGGTCGTTCATTGGACATGGGGAAACACTAGCGGGATGCATAGGGCCGCAGAGAGTATCTGCGAGGCTGAGAAACGCCTCGGCCTAGATTCCCGTCTTGCGTGGACTGACTCACCGGACTACCAAGACGCTATCTTCGCCGATGTCCATGTAGGGCACACCTTTATTCCAGCTGAAGTCTGGGCTCAGCGGCCTAACCTGACGCTGGTCTGGGTTGCTCACGCAACGCCTGAAGTTGTTTTCCAGAGTGCGGTTGAGGAGGCCAAAGGTAATCGCTATGGGCACGGAGACCCGCTGATGCTGATCCAGTATTGGATGCAGCACTCCGATGCTATCGTTACCTTCTGGCCAAGGCATCACGAGATCTGGAAGAGTCTGTGCGACAAGCGGACGCTCGTAAAGTGTATTCCGCTTGGAGTCGATAAGCTGTTCTGGAACGACAAGGTTCCTAGCGCTGGCAAGTTCGTGGGCAACCCGAGCGTGCTTACGTGCGAAAATAACTACGTAATTAAGTGGCCTCTCGACCTGTTCGTTGCGTGGCCTTGGGTGCAAAGGGAAGTTCATGGGGCTAGGCTTCATGCGACCAACCTGCCTCAAGACGTGCATCGCCAGTTCTTCCCACTGGTGAACAGGAATGGGAGCAGCTTCTCGAGCTACATCTCGGCAACGAGGTGGTCACATCCGCAGCTGCGTAATGCGCTTCGTTCTGTTGATTACTACGTAGGCCTTGTGCGCTACGGGGACTTCAACAGGATGAGCCTTGAAGCAGCGGCTTGTGGCACGAAGCTGATCTCGTATGAGGGCAATCCTTATGCAGACTTTTGGGTGAGCGAAGGAGACCAAAGGAGGTTGGCTATCCAGCTTACCGATATTCTGCGTGGGGATGCTGAGGCACGCGTGGATAAGGAGCCTGTTCCTGACATCGACGAGACTGCGACGCAGATGAAGGCGTTGTATGAACTTCTTTTGAGCGAAAGGAAACAAGGTGTCTATAAGCACTTTCATAGGCCGCTTGAAGCAGCGCTACGAGATAAGGAAAGCTGGATCGAAAGTATGGTCCCCGTGCAACCTTTATCTCAGTGCGAAAGTGGGCAAGCACGTCTCGATCGGACGATTCTCGGAAATTGGGAATAGGGTCGAGATAGGTGACTACGTTCGCATAGGCGCTATGTGCTTTATCCCGGAAGGGGTAACGATTGAGAGATACGCATGGATAGGCCCTCGGTGCACCTTTACAAACGATCGCTATCCGCCGTCTCCGAAAGAGAGGTGGCAGAGGACTGTTGTGGAAGAGGGCGCAGCACTGGGTGCTGGTGTAACCGTCCTGTGCGGTGTCCGAATCGGAAGAGCTGCTCTTGTAGGTGCTGGGTCTGTCGTAACCAAGGACATTCCGGCGGGTGAGCGTTGGGCCGGAGTGCCAGCTTGTAAGATAAACCATAACCTCGCTAAGGAGAACCACGATGTCTGAAAGAATGAAAGGGTGGATCACCCTTGTTGGTAATGTGAGTGCTGCTCAGCCGATCGTGCAGGCCGCTAACGCCGGTGCCTGTGCCATCGTCACTGATGTGGCCATCAGCGGTCTGAGCGCAGGTGCGCTCACTGTGGCGCTGGCTGAGCCTGACTATCCTCGCAACCTCATCGCCATCCTGACCGATGCGAACGCTTCGATCACCGGAGCGACCGTGACGGTCTATGGTCTCGACCAGAATGGCGAAGCCATCAGCGAAGTCTTCACGTTTACCGCTGCTGGGACGCAGACTGGCAACAAGGCTTTCTCAAAGGTCTCCGCTGCTGTCTGGGCTCTTACGAGTGGCACTGTCACCGCCTCGAGCGACAAGATCGCTATTGGCGTTGGCAACAAGCTCGGTCTGCCTGCTGGACCTGGCGCGGTTTACGAAGAGGTTCTGAGCCGCACCTTCGACGGAGATGCGGACCTCGGTACGTTCAACAAGACCTATGGAACCTACCTCCCTGCGGGGACTATGGACGGTTCTAAGCCCGTTGAGGTCTACTACCGGTACCGTGTTCCTATTCACGTGTACTAAGCGAAACGCGAAGGAGGTAAACAACCATGTCTTTTCTCGGTATGAGAGGTTCGGGCGACTGGGCAACTGACCAGAGGCCTAAGAATTGGCGTGAAGGTATCCTCTACCTTTACCCGAACGGCCAGGCTCCGCTCACGGCTATCATGTCAAAGCTGAAGAGCGAGCGTGTTGACGACCCTGAGTACAACTGGTGGACCAAGACGCTGCCGTCTCAGCGCGCTACGGTCACTGGCATCTACACCGACGCAGTGCTGGCTACAGCCTACACGAGCTCTGGTGTTGCCGGAGATATTCTGTACTTCAAGATGGCTGCTGCTGACGTGGCGCACTTCCGCGTTGGCCACCAGGTTCTGATGAGGGACGCGAGCGACCTGACTGTCGATGTCGTCGGTAAGGTCACGGCACGTGCAGCGAATGGTGCGTCTAGCTACGTTGCTGTCAAGCTGCTTGAAGCGGATGACAACAGCACCTCGCACGACCTGAGCGACTGCGATACTATGATCATCATCGGTAACGTGAACGCTGAAGGCGCGGCTATGCCGGGCGCAGTGGCATACGATCCGACGAAGATCGCTAATTACACGCAGATCTGGCGTACCTCGCTGAGCATCACGCGAACCGCTCGGCGGACGAAGCTGCGCACTGGTGATGCGTACAAAGAGGCGAAGAGGGAGGCCCTGGAGCTCCACAGCATCGAGATGGAGAAGTCGATGATCTTCGGTGTCCCGACTGAGGGGACTGGAGACAACGGTAAGCCGGAGCGCACGACTGGTGGTATTCTGTACTACCTGCGCACCTACGCTTCGACCAACGTGGTTGACTTCTATAGCGACTCCACCTACTCGGGCAAAGCGTGGCTCGATGACGGTGGTGGCGAGACGTGGCTCACGAACTTCCTCGAGCTGCTGTTCCGCTACGGGCGTCAGGAGAAGCTGGCTCTGTGCGGGTCTGGCGCGCTGCTCGGCATTAACAGGCTGGCACAGGCGTCTACGCACATGAACATCACTCCGACGACCAAGGCCTATGGCATCAACGTCAACCAGTGGATCACTCCCTTTGGGACGATCTACCTGAAGACGCATCCGTTGTTCTCGATGGAAGCGACGCTCAGGAATTCGATACTGCTCATCGAGCCGGAGGAACTCTCCTATCGGTTCATTGATGATACGAATTTCTACGGCGAAGGTGACACGAAGACGACGAGCCAGGGCAACAACTCCAACAGGATCGACGGAACGAACGAGGAGTTCCTTACGGAAGCTGGCCTCGAGATTCACCACCCCTCGGTGTTCGGCTTCATGAACGGTGTCGGTCTTGACTGTGGCGCGTAAGCGCTAGAAGTGTTCGCCGTCGACACTTCCTCCTCCAAGACGGCAGGGGCGGAGAGGCCTCGGAAACTCTCCGCCCCATCCTTCAACCAATGATTGGTACAAGGGGGCCATATGGACTTCTTAGACGTAAGGAAAAAGTTCTGCGAAGTAAGTGGTCGATATGACCTGATGAACGCTGACTACACAGATAATGGGGCAGATTTCATTCTGAATGCAGCTCAGCGTTACCTTGACCGAAGCCATGATTTCAAGAAGGGTGAGGCTAGAAACGTTCAGCCTATCTCAGCAGGAACCATCAAGGTCCAGGCAACTGGACTTCGCGCTGTTAAGGAAGTGTGGTTCACGAATAGCGATGGCAGCTCGATGTGGCCCCTCGAGAAGTGTACGCTCGGTGAGATCCGTGATTACTATGGAAAGGCGCTTTCGACTGAGACCCAGAGCGACGTTGCATACTATGCACCTGTGTCCTTCAGACCTGCGCCTGATACGGTGCTGAGCGCTACGTGGACAGGCTATCAAGATATCGAAGATCTGATTCTAGACGATGGGCATTATAACTACAACGGCGTAGTCCTGATGCCTCCACCTAGTGAGGCTGGCTATATTAGCATCGTCGGTCTGTTTTGGAGTCCGACGCTTAGTGCAACTCTGAGTGGTGGCGTCTGGACTCAGACCAAAAGCTGGTGGACTGAGAACCATCCTGAGGTGCTTATCGAAGCGGCTATCATGAGGCTTCATGGGCTCTACATGAACACGTCTGGCTTCGATGATTATAAGAAGATCGTCGGAGTCGACATTGCTGGAATTGATTGGGACTCTGCCGAGGAAGAGAGTGCTGGCGAACAGCAGATGGGAGGTTAGGTATGATTAGCGAGGAGGAAAAGCAGCAGATCATTGACGCTGCGGTGGAGAAGGCGTTGCTCTTACTTCCGAGTGTTATGGGCAACTTGATGGCGCAACAGGCTACATATAGCAGGCTGACGAGTCAGTTCTACAAAGACCATCCTAGCTTTGCTAAGCATAAGGATGTGGTTGCAGCTTGCATCGAGAAGGTTGATGGCAGCTTTCCTACCCTGCCTTATGAGGAGAAGCTGAAGCGAGCCATTCCTGACATCGAGGCGACTATCAAGACGCTTAGCGTCGCTGGCACGCAGGAGGTACAAGGTAAGCCTAACAGGCAGTATGACGGTCCGCTTGAGGCTAAGCGGCCCTTTACTGATCACGGAGAAATCTAATGGCTATGTACGCTGTCGTGGTGAAGGGCGGGAAGTTCACCTTTACCGTAGATAGAGACCTCGCCAGAGGACTTCGGCCGAGTGCAAAGAACCCTCGGAACGAAGAATATCTCATCACTTGTGATGGAGCTGTCGGACGAGATGGTGTCTTGTGCGCCTTAGAGTCGATGACTAGGCTTGACACAAGCATCATTACCGATGGCTTTCCGTTTCCGCAGGTGTTCAACTTCTCCTATGTGA